ATTCGTCTAAGACTTATGCTGAGATTGCCAGCAAGACAGGCCAAAAAGTTGCTACCACAATGGCTCGTTTTGCTCGCACAAAGGCCGCTCTGGCCAAAAAGGGTATCGAACTTCCTACTATGGAACGTGCGAAACCTACTAAGACGATTGATAACGTCGAGGCTATGGCTGAGATTGTTCGTCGCCTAAAGGCTCATAATAACAGTTGATATCTAATTTAGAATCAATTAATGATCGGCTATAACAGTTCTAATGTGAGGGTTGCATAAATAATAAACCTAAAACTTTGTATTGTTGTAGTCGATTACTTTTTATTCTTTCATTATTCCAGCATGAAGTTTTCTATGACAATTAGAACAGATTACTATGCACTTATCAATTTCTTTTTTAATTGTTGCTATTGAACTAGCACTCCTAGACATTACTGATATATTCCAATCTTTAATATTTGGATCAACATGATGAAAATCCAAACATACAGGAGTATTTTCTTGGCAGAATTTACATCCCTTTTTCGCTTTGTATTGATTAATAAATTGTTGATTTCTTTGTTTATATCTTGGATTATTGGCTCTGGCTCTTTCGCAATATATTTCTTTGTTTGATTCATAATGTTGTTTATGATATTTTGATTGACATTGTTTACATCTAGTTTGTAATCTACCTAATTTTCTATTTTTAAATGCAAAAAATGATTCGTCTTTGTACGCTTGACAACAGGAACACTTTCTTTTAGAATTCATAGATACCTCACGGTGGTGAAACTGGTATACACAAGGCGCTTAAAACGCCTCGACTTTTAGTCTTGAGGGTTCGAGTCCCTCCCGTGAGATTTATACACCAGAGAATTAAAAAATGCAACAACATTCCAATCCTATCGACTTTCTCATCGAATTTGCTTGGGCAAATGGTGCTGATCGTTTTGTGGTTAATAATGGGGGTGACGCATGTGGTATCAGGCTTATTGGGGTGCGGATTATTGGAGATCTTTAATCATCCTGTTGCTTATGGCAAAGTAAATGATCGTAATGATCTATATGATTTAAGATTAATGGATAATCCCCCGGTATTTAAATTTTGATTAATGACAGAAATACTAAAGGTGTATTATTTTGCTAGAATATTATTTACTAAAATCAGGAGCAAAACAATGAGTGAAGAAGAAATAATTCACATTAAACATAGCCTGGGCGAAATCAGAAGTCACATAGGCGATATTCACGCAAAAATAGATGCGCTTGCTCAAACTATGTCAGAAATTTCAGAGGCTTTGTTTGAAGCCTACGAAGAAGAAGATTCTGTTTATGATGATTTCGACACAGAACAAACTTGGGTTCCAGAAGAAGATGAGTTTTGGAAAAACGATAATGAAGATGATGAATTTTAAATACGTGTCGTTGACAACTTGTGTTGACGCAGTATAATTGGCTGTTGTGAGAAAAACTAGAAACTTGGAGAATATTCAAAATGAAATTGGCAGATCGTACCGTTGAAGTTCATAGTGCTGGTGTTGCTACTACTAATCAGTTTAGTATTGCTCAAACCAGTAAGATGTTTAAGATTTTGTCGGACTCTCTTTATTCCGACAAGATTATGGCAGTCATTCGTGAACTCGCCACCAACGCTTATGACTCACACATTAGTGTGGGAAATAAAAATCCTTTCTTCGTAAAGTTGCCCAATGCCACAGATCCGAATTTTACTGTGCGTGATTATGGTACGGGCCTTAGTCAAGAAGATATGGAAAATTTGTACACCACCTATGGTGCTAGTAATAAGAATGATAGTAATGATTTTGTGGGTTGTCTTGGTCTAGGCTCTAAAAGTCCGTTTGCTTATACCAAGAGTTTTACCACAACCTCTTATTTTAATGGTAAGCAGTATACTTATATTGCGGCTATTGATGATGCTGGTGTTCCTAATCTGAATCTTATTCATTCGTGCGAAACTTCCGAGCCTAATGGTCTTGAGATTAGTTTTGCTGTTAAGCAATATGATTTCCAAGAGTTTAGTCAGAAAGCAGTCAGGGTTTTTCATTACTTTAAGATGAAGCCCATTATTTCTGGTGGAGTTGGTTGGGATTTTACCAAGGAATATAGTCAGCGAAATGTTGTTATTGATGGTGATGGGTGGCGTGTTTGCCGACTCAATAATGACAATATGAAGTTTCCCAACAATTATTATCATCGTATTCAAAGTGGTGTAATTGCTCTTATGGGCAATATAGCATACCCTGTGGAAGTTTCTCATCTTATTGGCGAGGAAAAGGCCGAAACACCGGATCATATTGCAAAATGGAATAGGGCTTTCAATAAGGCAGATATTGCTTCGTGGAAGGCTTTTGTTGGAGAAATTATTAGTCAGGGTCTTTATCTTGAACTTGAGTTCAATATTGGTGAACTTGAAATGGATGTTAGTCGAGAAGGTTTGCAGTATACCAAAAATGTTGTCAAGACTCTGCGAGAAAAGACCCAAGATATTTTCTTGGAACTAAAGAAGAATTTTAGCGATAAGATTGCTGCCGCTAAAACCAAGATCGAAGCAATCACTACTTATTATCAGATGAATGATCTTGCTGGTGGTTGGGGAGTTGGTGCTAGTTGGACTGATTCATCTGGAAATGACCATAATATTACTAGCGGTCAAGACATTGAGTATAAACTCAAGAAGGATGAAAATCTGTATGTCTTTAACTATAGAACATCTGGTTATCGTTCTCGTCGCATGGTTTATATGACAGATAGAATCCATCACGACACTCTTACTGGTAAGGGTTATTCTTATTGGAATAGTAGTCGAAAGTCTGGAGAGATGGTTTTCTTCTGGTGCGATATTGCCGCAACGGAAACTGCTAAAAAGATTGTGACTAAGTATTGCAATCAGAATGATTGTTTTGCTTATCTTTTGGTTAATTCTAATGACCATACTGATGTTCAAAATAACTTCAGTGATCTTGTTGCTGACGTTGGCGAGAATAATATTCTGAATGTGTCAGAATATCGTGATCTAATTAAATCAGCCCCCAAGTCTAGAGCAAACAAAGGTAGCAAGGGTAGTGTTAGCGACCAAGATATTTTCTTGATTTTTGGAGACGCCGAAAATACTACCTCGCTAAACTATGACTATAACGACGCTTGTTATATGCGTAGTCTTAACAAGAGTAGACTTGATGATCTAGAAGATGAAGATCAAATTGTGTATATTCCTATCCTTAGATACGCAGCCGCTACTACTGACTATCCATCAATTAGTAGTTTGTACACCGATAAAGACTTTCTTGAAAAGCATAAGATATTTGATGATACAAATATTTATGGCATTAAGCAAAGCGTGGTCAATCGTTTAATCAAGGAAGGGTACAACCTTGTTGACTTTAACACTTGGTTCAAGAGTCGCTTGAAGAAACTTAATGATACCAAGTTCAAGAATATTTATCAGTTTAATAGTCTTGTTGAACAGTGTAAGAGTGAATATAATTCTGATGATAAGATGAGTCATGGATATGGTCATGGCTATATTGATAGACAGTTCCTATTCCATATTCTCAATATGTTCGGGCTTGAATATAGCAAGTTTATCAACAACCAAAAGATCGTGTCCACTTTGGATAGTCTGATGATCTTGGAGTTCTTTGCTGATACTATTCATCGTAGTAATTTTGATCTGTCTAGGTTTAAGAAGGAAGAGTATTATGCTCATATGACTAAACTATTGAGCGATTTTGGAATCAATGGTTTAGATAGTGCAAAGATCAAAGACGCCAATATTGTGTATAATCAGATCAATCGTATTATTGATCAGGTTTATGATAGCGGTAAGGTTTCGCAATATAAGAGCATCTTTAAGAAATCAGAATCAGATAAAGAATATACTGCTCCAAAGATGTCGATTCTTAGAAAAATTATTAAAGCGGAACTTGACAACAATCCGATACTGAAGTATACTATGTGTGTTACGCCTGTTAGTGGCAACTTGAGAGAATTGAAGAACATTAATCCTCTCAAGCAAAACGATGCAAATAGAGGTTACTATTATCGTGAAAACAATAGTTGGTCTACTTCTATTGATGATGTTGAGAGATTAAAGGTTCAGTTCGGTCAAATGATTGGTTAATTTCACAGGAAACAGGAGAAATAAAATGAGTGTTCCTTTTATGTGGGTTGATGGTAATCTTACGCTTGTTCTTAACAACAAGAGTTATCAAGTTTTGCCGGATCATATTAATTACAAGATGATTCTTGAGGCGTTGCCAACCGCAACCGCTGATGAACTCTTGGAGATTGTGGATGTTCAAAAGGCTGTTGCTACTTTTAGTGATGGTCTTGTGGAGATCAAGAACGGTCAAGTTCTTTATGAGGGTGAGATTGTTCATGGTAGTATTAGTAAGCGTATTCTGGAATTTATGAGCAAGGGTCTACCTTTTCAGCCTCTTGTTAATTTTCTGAATAATCTTATGGAAAATCCTAGTATGCAGAGTCAAAAGGAACTTTATGATTTCCTTGAGCATGAGAATCTGCCTATTACCGAGGATGGTTGTTTTCTTGCGTACAAGGCTGTTCGATCAGATTTCAAGGATAAGTATCGTGGAACATTTGACAATAGTGTTGGCAATGTATGCAAAATGACACGAGCAAAGGTTGATGATGATCGTGGTCGTGGTTGTTCAAACGGACTTCATGCTGGTGCATTGAATTATGTTGCTAGTTATGGTAGTGTTGAATCTGGTGATCGTATTGTTATTGTTAAGATTAATCCGCGTCATGTTGTGAGCGTTCCATCTGATTGTAACTGTGAGAAACTTCGCACATGCGAATATCTTGTGGTTGGTGAATATCAGGGCGAACTACTGAAGCCTCTTTATTCAGCAAGTTTCTCAAAGGATGAGTATGCTGATTATGAAGAAGATGAGGATTATGATATCCGTGATGATTATTGGGATCGGTTTGATGAGAATGATGAAGATTACTATGATGATGATGAGGATGATTACGATACGTATCTCTGTTGATTAAAAGAATTAGTGTATAACAATGTGGCCTGGAGGATTATCGGGGGTTCGATTCCCCCTACCACTTTTTATGGAGAAATAAAAATGTACGAACCATACGAAGATTATGATGGCGACAACTACAAAGATGACGAGTATGATTATGATGATAGTGTGAATTTTACAAATAATATTAGCTGGAATTTTCAAATTGACACATCATACAACTCACCCATCTCTGCTTTTATTTACGACATACTTAATAATAAAACAGGATTTGATTGCTATGTAGGCAATAATATTTTTAAGGAGCCTATATGGAAAACTAAATACTGGATTGAAGATAAACACTATCAAGAGTATATAAAACACCTGAACAGTAATGTTGTACATTTTTTAAAACAACCGTCCTATTACAAAGGCATGTTTGAGATTCTTAACTAGGAGAAGTCATGGAAAAAGATTGGTATGTTATTAGCGATTTTGAGTCTTTTGTTAATTCTGTTAGAGAAATAGTATATACTCATTTTTCTGAAACCGACGAAACATACGCAGACGAAATGATGAACAATATGCTTCCAGAAGAAATATCAGAATTAGAAAAGGTTTTATCTTACAGCGAGTGTGAAACTATTGTAAAAGACATCGCAAAAAAACAAACACACAAGAAAAACAAAAAGTCCAGATATCTACTAAATGAAAAACTGTTTCAGTCTGTTGTAGAAAATATTAATAGCAGATTGATCAGCAACTTGGTGTCAAGCCTAGTAAATAAAGGTTTATTAGAAATGTCTTTTGACGAAAAAAAGAATGATTTTGTGTTTTGGGCTAAAGAAGATGAAAATAAAAATTCGTAGACCAGTAGAACATGATGTTCATTTTAAATATATCTGTCCTAATAAAAGTTGTCAAGATGAACATTGGCTATCTTTAAAAGAGGCCCAGACAAAAAAATTTAAAATAGTTTGCGATTATTGTGGAACAATTTTTGCACCAAAAACCATAGACAATATAACAATTAATTTTCTACAGAACGAAACAAACAACAATAACAAAGCTGTAGAAGTTAATCTTGATAAAGATCTTTTGGTCAAAGCCACACATTCTATGATTTCTTATGGCTTTACTAAACAAGAAGCAAAAAAATTAATAGACTATGCGGCTCAAAAAAATCCAAGTTTCACTTGTTCGCAATTGGGCCAACTAAGTTTGATGAAATAGTAGGACAAACAGAAGTTATAGAGCGCCTCAGAATCTCTGTGAGGGGCTGTAAAAGCGAAGGCACTGTGCTACCTCATGTTTTAATAGACGGCCCTCCTGGGCTTGGTAAGACTACTATAGCAAGTGCTATGGCGTCGGAACTGGATGTAAACCTATACACAACCAATGCGGCAAACTTGAGAAGCGTAAAAAATGTGTTGCCATATTTAATGGGTATGCCCGGAAGGTCAGTATTATTTATTGATGAAATTCATAGACTTCCTAAATTAGTGGAAGAATTTTTGTATCCAGTAATGGAAGATTTCAAAATTAGTTTGGTTGTAGATAAAGAACCAGAAGAAATAGAACTTCCTGCTTTTACTCTTGTTGGTGCTACAACAAGCGGAGGTAGTCTTAGTCAGCCATTTTATGATCGTTTTCAAATTAAAGAACATCTAAGATTCTATTCAGAAGATGAACTAGCTAAACTAGCAGGATCGAATGCTCAGAAGCTAAATCTTGAAATAGAAAAAGACGACCTATTAGAAATAGCAAAACGTAGTAAAGGTACTCCAAGAATTTTGAACGCTAGACTACAATGGTACAAAAACTACAAAATATGCCACCCGGAAGAAAAAAGTGTCGATAAAATATTCGAAATCCAAGGCATAGACAACAAAGGTTTAGATGTGTATGATAGACAATATATAGAAGTCTTAAATAAAAATAAGGGCAATGCTATAGGTCTTAAGTCTATTTCTTCCATGACAGGAATAGCTACAGAAACTATTGAAAATAGTATAGAGCCATACTTAGTTAGAAAAGGCTTTGTATACAGAACCAGCAAAGGTAGAATGATAGGTAAAATATGATTAAAATAATATATATGCTTTTTATTATTGCTATTGGATCAATGCTAACTGTGGCGTCTGCAAATGATAGCTTTATGGTGACATCTATTAAAGATGCTAAAATTTTATCAGAATCAACCAACAGGTCTATATTATTAATATTTGGTGCAGACTATTGTAAATATTGTAATCAATTAAAATCAGATTTGTTTATCAGCCCTCTCAAAGAACTTACAGATAGATACATTATATGTTGTATAGACTTAGAAAAAAAACCAAAGATGAAATCTGAATATAATGTTAGCACAATACCTGATTCTAGAATACTTAAAAATAATAATCAGATTAGTAAAATTAAAGGTTATTCTCCAAAATCTTATCAAAATTGGATAAAATCAAACAAACCAGATTAGGCATCTGCCTTGTTTATCTATGCCAAGTCACGTCATATTGTTGTACAATATAATTTAAAAATCTGATATTGTCTTCAATATTATGAAATCTGTTGTGTCTAATATAACGTGTCATATATTAATATATTCTTCTTGATAAAAATCAAACCCATAAATATCAACAGATTTAGCTCCTGATAAAACAATATGATTTAATGCTGCAATTCCTGTCAGTGCTCTTTTTTTTATTCTAATTTTCCTAACTATTGTACGACAAAATGTATATAGTTTTTTAAAATTTATTTCTTTTATTCTTTTGTTTGGTGTATCTAAAAAAGACTAAAAATATACCCTCCACTTGAAAAGGAGGAAAATATGCTAAAAAAGATATTAGCTACTTTTCTTGTTGTTCTAAACTTAATTATTTGTCATGGTTCCTAATACTTCTGATTCTGAACATATAAAATATGCAAAAGATTTTGTTTATGTTGGTAAAATAGTCGGAATTTCTGAAAAAAATGAAACCTTTTCAGGTTCTTGTGTTGCTATAAACGATCATCATATTCTAACTGCGGCTCATGTTGTTAAAGGTTCTAGATTTTGTGCTATTATAATTAATGATAAAACTATAGCTCTTAAAAAAATAATAATTCATAAAGACTTTGATTCTAAAAAATTTGGAAAAGCAGATATAGCTTTAGGATATTGTGAACAAAAAATATCTCTTAGTTTTTATCCAGATCTATATACAGAAAAAGATGAAGTAGGTAAACTTTGTTGTATGGCTGGCTACGGAAAAACTGGTACGTTCGAAACCGGTGCAACAAAATATGACGGCAAGAAAAGAGCTGGATCAAACTTTGTTGATTATATTGATAAAGACATGCTTATATGCTCTCCTTCTAAAGCTAAAACAAAAAAAAGCACTAGTCTAGAATTTTTAATTGCTAGCGGAGATAGTGGAGGTGGTTTATTTATTGATAATAAATTAGCCGGTATTCATTCTTGTGTTATGGCTATTGACAAGTCTCCATCTTCCAAGTATAATGAAGAATCAGGCCATACCAGGATATCTATTTTTGCAGATTGGGTGTTGTCTAACTTGGAAAAATAAAACACAATAACAAAAATGAAAAATTTTGATAGTTTTGACAGAAAATCTTTTCGTCAACAAAAAATAAATTCTAAAAACAAACATAAAAAATCAAATAATTTTGATGATGAGTATAGAGTCTCTAAATTAAAAAACAAAAACATAAAGAAAAAAATACAAGATCTTCAAGAAGAAGAACTTTGGCAATCTTGGGAAGATGAAACATATTGAGCAACCAGAAATTATGTTTCTTAGAAAAAATAACGACGTATCTCTTTTACCTTATTTTCAAGAGCCTGTATACGGATTAACAACAAGCAGTTCTCAACGTGCTGGATGGGAAATTAAAAAATTTAATATTGAGAATTTATGGAATAAATCGACGGGAAAAGATATTGTTGTTGGCGTATTAGATACGGGATGTGATTTTAATCATCTAGATATTAAAAAAAATATACTACAAGGTATTAATTTTGTTGATCCTAAAAAAGACCCTATGGATGATAATGGACACGGCACTCATGTTACTGGAACTATATGTGCCGTTAACAATGGAATAGGTATCGTAGGAGTTGCACCAGAAAGCAAAGTTAGGCCGATCAAAGTTTTAAATAGTCAAGGAGCAGGATCGTCAAAAGACATAGCTGTTGGTATTAAGTGGGCGGCAGACAATGGTTGTCAAATAGTAACTATGTCTTTAGGTTCTAGGTTTCATAATAGATTAATAGCAAATGCAATAAAATATGCAAACAAAAAGGGATGTGTCGTTTTTTGTGCTGCTGGTAATTTTGGAATAAAACAAGACATAGCATATCCGGCCAAGCTTAATACAACCATAGCGATAGGTGCTATAGATAAAAACTTTAACAGAACAAGCTTCACATGCTCGGGTGAAGAGCTAGACTTTTTAAGTCCCGGTCACGAAATCGTTGGATAACCCACATGCTGTAGGCTGCGCTGCGTTATATTTGAGTTATTTTAAGTCTTCAATAAAAGATAAGAATGATTATATTAATTTTTTTAAAGAAACAACTATTCATCTTAAGAACACTAAGTATAAAAACAAGAAAAGATATGAAGGATATGGTATAATATACCCAAAATTAACTTGATTAACACAGAATGAAATTATAAAAAAGCATGAGTATAGTTTATTGTGGGATGTGTGCAGATATTATTCATATTGGGCATATAAACCTTATAAAAGAAGCAAAAAAATACGGAAAAGTTATGGTGGGCTTATTGACAGATTCTGCTATAGCGTCATATAAAAGAACTCCGTTGATGAATTATGAACAAAGAAAAATTATAGTCGAGAATATTGTTGGTGTTGACGAAGTTGTCGCCCAAGACACACTCGACTACATACCTAATTTGCTAAAAATTAAACCAAAATATGTTGTTCATGGTGACGATTGGAAAGAAGGTGTTCAAAAAAATACTAGGCAAAGGGTTATAGATACTTTATCTGTTTGGGGTGGGGAATTAATTGAAGTGCCATACACAAAAAATATATCTAGCACACTTATAATTGGCCATTTACTATATGAAAATTGATAAACAAAACTTTCTAAGCATACTACAATATTCAAAAAATCAACAAAAAAAATCTTTACAAGTTTTTAAATTTTTTAATAATTTGTGTATTAATAACGGTATACAATTTTCTTTATGTGAAGGAACGTTGTTGGGATGCGTTCGACATAAAGGATTTGTACCTTGGGATGATGATATTGATGTGTACATAACAAAATCTAACATAATAAAATTGTTGCAACTCAATAAAAACGGCTATGAATTAGAATTAAATAAAAATTTTTCTGATAATCATTACTTTTTTAGGATCAATAATATTAACCTTAAAATAGATTTATTTACTACTAACTTTAAAAACGATCTTTATTTACAAAATACGTATAAAAAAAGTTTTTTTGAAAATATAGAAGTATTAATTCCTACTAATTACAAAATCATTTTAGATTCTTTATATTGTGAATGGGAAAATATTTGTTATATCAATAATCATAAAATAGCTAAAGAAAAATTTCACTCTTATGTTGGCTATAATAAAACATTAGTAAATAAATATTACAAATTAGATATCGAAACAGCTTTATTATGGAACAATGAGTACGAAAACACACGATCAAAGCAACTACACATTCTGCCACATACCAAAAACAGGAGGCTGTAGCCTACATACAATAATAAAAAATAAAAGACCAGGCCATCACAGATATTTTAAAAACAAAAACAATTTTTTATTTGCTTTTGTTAGAAATCCATACGACAGATGTTTTAGTGCTTTTTTTTATCTTAAAAAAGGAGGAATGAATCTTGCAGACAAAAAAGCTTGTAGTTTATATATAGGAAATAGTACTTTTACAGATTTTGTTGAGAAAAAACTGATAAAGGCATCAAAAAATCAGACTCATTTTAGACCTCAACATTATTGGATTCCAGAAGGTGCTGATTTTATAGGTAAATATGAAAATCTCGAACAAGACATATACAAGCTATTTAAAATACTAAAAATAGACACAACAAATCTCGAAATACCACATAAAAATAAAACTGAATACTGCAAACCAAATATTTCTAAAAAACACAAAGATATAATATACAATATATATAAAAAAGATTTTGAGATATTCGGATACGATTATGAATAAATTACTTGTTGTTATTACTTACAGAAACAGAAAGTCTCATTTAAAACAATAAACACGAAAAATATAATTAGTTTTATGAACGATCATCCTAACTATATAAATTATTGGCCATATGTTACAAAAGCGTGGAATAAATTAGGGTGGAATACATTAACTTTTTATCTAGGCACAAACACAATACAAGAAGATATAATGATTAAATATAAAAATATTAATAAATAAATTATGACACAATCAATCGATAATATAATTAAAAAATGTAGTTATAAATCATGAGCATTAACGTTGTAGTAGCGCACTATAAAGAAAATATAAAATGGTTAAATAATATCATTTTTAATGATTCTAGAGTTAAAAATATATATTTGTATTCTAAAGATCCATATTATGTATTAAACACAGAATTAAAAAATAATAAAAAAATTATCCACAGTTTTTTGCCTAACGTTGGTCGAGAATCTCATACTTATTTAACATACTGTGTAGAAAATTATAATGCTGATGTTGATTCTGTGTTTTTTTTACAAGGCAATCCTAGGGCTCATGGTGTAAATCTAGAAAGGATAAAACATTGGATAGATAGAACAAAAAATAATATCAATTTTATTAGTAAAAATTTTAGTATTGCCTCTCCATTTAAAGGACTAAAGAACAAACGTATATACCGTTGGCAAGGACCAACAGAACCATGTGAATTACCAATGGACTTATGGTTTAAGTCCAACATTCAACCTAAATTACATCATCCATCAAAAATTTATTTTGGAGCTAATTTTTGTATGCCTTCGTCTAAAATTAGAACTAGAACAAGAGCAGAATATCTGATATTGATACAAAATTATTTTTTAACAAAAAATCCGGAA